TATATCTTCCAATCAGTGTCTGATGAATTATTCACCGATGACTTGAGAATACACTGGAACAAATCCATCATGTTGTTGATGAACTATATCCTGAGTGAACAGAAGAATTTGGATTGGTTATTCAAAACAAGTTTCATCACCGTGAAACAAAACGTATCCGAATTGAACCAACCATCGGGTTACACAATCGGCAACCAAGACCTTGTGAAAGACTACATTGATGAAGTGAAGCCGTATAAAACAAAGATACGCGAGTATGTTAGTGCATATAATAAAACTGATCCTTGGTCTGGTAATGTAACTGATTTCGATTTGCCTAGTTATTATGACTCGGCATTAGGACGTTTCCGTTCACCTAGTGGAGAGGAAACCAAAGACAGAGACTTGCATGATCAAGCACAGAATTTGGAATGGAGAGACAACCACACATACTATGTAGATAGTATTGTAATAACTGACGGCGGATCAGGGTACTTGACAGCACCCGTCGTATCGGTTGGTGTTGCTGAAGAACTAGCAGCAAACATTCATACACGATCAATGCGTTCGGTATCTAATGCAGAAATGACATACGATGCAACGTACGTATACATTAAGAGTACTGGGTTGCCAGAACATGCGTACGGGCCTTTCCCTAACGATAATGATCCAAACGCAGTTGTTGCGCAAGATTATGTTTTCAAATTCAGAAAGACTCCAGTGGGCGGCGGCTTCAAAGTAGCCACTCCATTGGGATCAATTGGTGTGGCAGTAAACGGTGTACCATTCTTCAACGCAAGTACTGGCCGCATTGTGGTTATTGGCGATGACTCATATACTGAGAACGCAGTAAACGCATCAACACATGTTGGCATTGACGATGGCTCTGGCCACCCTCAAGAAGATGGCGCATATCATTATCACAGCGATCCTTCGTTGTTGTACAATAAAATATCAACACAGCATTCGCCGATTGTTGGTTGGTCATTCGATGGATACCCAATCTATGGTCCGTACGGATATAAAAATTCAGACGGTTCAGGCGGCATTGTTAGAAACACTACGAGTTACCGTCTACGATCAGGCACACGAGACGACGGCGATTCATTCGATGGCAAATACATCGAAGATTATGAATTCGTATCAGGTCTAGGAACACTGGACCTATACAATGGTCGTACTGTGTTCACACCGGAATACCCAAGCGGAACATACGCATACTTTATCACAGTCGATGCAGATTTGGAACCAGAATACCCATACATTCTTGGACCACAATACAATGGATCAGCAATAACAAACAACGGCAACGAACTACTACCAGATGCAACCATCATTGGTCGCACCGATGTAGTCGCCGTGGCTACGATTAGTGCCGGTGCAGTATCGACCATCACTGTGACCACAAAGGGTACAGGATTCTTGAGCGCACCAGTCATCACGATTACAGGTGGCTCTGGAACAGGTGCAACCGCTATTGCAATTATCGACAACGATGAGATTCGTAAGATCAAACCAACGATTAAGTTTGACCGCGTATCATACACATCCGACATCGTGGACTGGGCGGCAGCGACCTTATATACCGCAGGGGATATCATCTCGTATCAGCAAGAGGCATATCTGATTGACACCACCTTCACTTCGGGAACAACATTCGACTCAACGAACATGAGTGTGTACTCTGATGAGAACTTCACCGCCGCAAATGATCGAGTAATGGCGTACTACAAGGAAACATCAGGTCTTCTTGGACGCGATCTAGGTCAGTTGTTTGACGGCATCAACTATCCCGGTACCATTTATGATGGACTAAGCTTCAGTGAGAACGAAGGATTTGATGCAACCGATTTTGACTCTTTCCCATACGATCCTGTCGAAATAGGTGATGTTGGGCAAATGCAGTTAAGTTCTGTTTATCTGGATACTATTTTGGAAAGCCAATTCTCATTAGATGGATCAACGATCACTGTGCTTGGAACCAATCCAGAAGACATCATTGTTGATGGTGATGAATTCGTAAGTTCATACACCTCGCATGCACCACAGGAATTGGTACCTGGGCGTATCTTTGATACACTGGATATTCAGGTATATCAAGTGGCGGGTGCAGAGCAGGGCGGTAAGAACACCAGCATGAATATGTATTACAGCATCAACATTAGTGATAGCTCAACTATGGCATTCTCGTACAATGACCCGAGCGATTCTCTTACGGTTTATGATGAAGTATTCGTGTTCACAAAAGAAAATGGTCGTCTGATCGAAACCACTGATTACACACTGAACCGTGCGACTAAAGTATTGACATTGGTAACTGGATTATCGATAACAGACACACTGTATATGTATGCACATGACACTACTGGTCTGGACCTAATGCATGAAGGAATTTATACAGGAGATGGCTCAACCGCCGTGTTCCATATTCCATTGCCAATCGCATACGCACAGCAAGCATTGATTTTGGTTGACGGCGTTCGTCAGACATCGTTCACTCTGGCAGCAGACACCACCAATAGTCAAGTAACATTGGGGTCAGTCCCTGCCGCCAACGCACGTATTCACATCCACGTGTTCAACAACAGTGGTGATCGCGCATTCACGTACCCGACTACCCAAGTAGACGCATCGCCAGCATACTCCACCACATTGACAGAGGCAGTTCAATATGATGGACCGCTGGAAGCAAACATCATGGTAGAATTGAATGATACCAGATTACGTCCGGGAACGAATGCATACTACACCAGCGATGGGTCCACTGCAAACTATAGCTTCTCCACATCCGCTGGCGACAACCTCGCAACCCTGATTGATGCCGACATTAAAGTCTATGTCGATGGTGCTATTCAAACACTTACAACACATTACACAGTTACACCTTTTGATGGTTCAACTGTTCGGTCTGTGACGTTTGTGACTGTACCAACAGCAGGCGCGTTGATCACATTGACCAACAATACCAGCACTGAATACACACTGAGTGATTCGACCACATTGGTGATTGATGGTGGAGTGAGCTTGGTGGGCCAATCATTGGCCGTTACCTCCTTTGGTAACCACGATCCATTGAAACTACGTACCACAGTAACTATTGGTGATCCTTATGCAGATAGCTCGTTCGATCTTCCTGCGAATAGAACCCATTCAAAGGTTGAATATGTATACATAACACTGGATGGCGCAAGGTTATATCCTGGTACTGACTTCATGTTGGTTGACGCACCGAACGCATCTAAAGTGAACCTTGACGCTGCGTATACTCTAACATCAGCTTCCGAAGTTGTTATCACCACGTTCTCAGAAGATGTGAAATCATCAGCACTTGGTTTCCGTATATTCAAGGATGTACTGGATACCATTTCGTATTACCGCATCTCTGATTCGGACGAAACCACTCTGAGGGCCGACCTCAACGCCTCAGATACCACGATCTATGTAGAAGATTCTTCTACGTTGCCAACACCGGATATTCCGAACAACGTGCCGGGGATTGTCATGATCGAGGGTGAGCGTATTTTGTACTGGGCCAAGGATGACGGCACTGACACGCTAACCAACATTCTTCGTGGCACCGCCGGAACCAGAATCAAAGATACTCATGCCACTGGTACTTACGTAACGGACATGAGCACAAGACAAGTAATAATCGATGCACATGACTTCGTTTGGTACAATCTGGGCACAAGTTCGCCAACAGACGGCACTGGGCTAGCAAATGCAACATCAACACAAGCACAGTTTATTAAAGACAGAACAGTTAGGATACCGGGATAAATATGAATATGGAACATAGTAAATTAGATAAAGTTCAGCAAGAAATCATCGAAACAAAGCCAGATGATACAGGTTCATTGAGTGTTGAGGGTCATATCAAGATTTTCAACCCAGAAACTGGAGAGATTTTAGTGGAGAAACGAGCATAATGCCTTGTATATACCTGACGATTAATCACCACAACAAAGACAACGGCATAGAGCCATATCTTTACTCTGGTTCTGATCAAAACGATAATCCTGCCTATCTGGGTAGCAGCAAAAGACTTCAAGAAGATATAGCCCATTATGGTCCCGATAAGTTCGAGAAAACTATATTACATGAGTTCGGGGCAATAACTAATAAAGAGTTACGCGAGTTTGAAAGCAACATTCAACGAGAAGAAGGCCATAAAGCTGACTCAAGATACTATAATTTAACAGATATACCATTGCCGGGCGGTGGCAAGAAAGGCATGAAACATTCAGAGAGATTTCCTCGCAGCGACAAATGGAAAGAAAGTCGCAAAGGATGGAATCCATCAGCAGAAACACGAGAAATATGGTCTGCTCAACGAATTGGTCGATCTGTCAAAGAATCCACCAAGGAAATATGGAAGCATCAGCGTTCTGGGAAGAATAACCCGTATTATGGTAAAACCGGCAAGGATCACCCAATAACGGGTTTCAAACATTCAGATGAAGAAAGACAGCAGCGAGCTATTAGAACTAAACAACAAATGGCATCAAACGCCGCAAAAGAAAATATAGCAAAACATACATCTAAAACATTTATTGTTACAACACCTACAGGAGAACAGGTGACAGTGACTAATTTGAGCAGGTGGTGCCTAACAAATAACGTATTAACATCTAGAGTACGCAATGAGAGGAAAGGTTGGAAATGTCAACAAATATAGAAAATTCTAATAATACAATACAAGGCCACGTGAAAATCTTTAATCCAGACACGGACGAGGTATTTTTCGATGGTTTCAATTCGATTCACTACGAGAATTTCTCAGAAGCATTGGCCTTAAGTATCGGCAATAAAACGACAGGGTTCATCCATGAACTCGCATTAGGTAATGGCGGCACATCCGTCGATCCTACTGGAGTGATCACGTACCTTCCGGCCAACAATACTGGCCAGAATGCTTCCCTGTATAACCAAACCTACTACAAAGTGGTCGATGACACCAGTTCTTTGAACACGGACACCACTCGTAACAAGATCGAAATCAATCACACCTCTGGAAACATTTACACTGACGTATTTGTCACTAGTTTGCTGGATTTCGGTGAACCTGCTGGGCAAACAGCATTTGATAACTCAGCAAATCTGGATTCAGATTTTGTATTCGATGAATTGGGTCTTAAAAGCTGGGTAGGAACAGTAAACACTGGTAAGTTGTTAACCCACGTTGTATTCCATCCAATTCAGAAAAGTTTGAACAGATTAGTTCAAATTGATTACACGGTGAGATGTCAAACTATTTCTGTGACAATCATATAAATAGAATGATAGGTCGCGAACTGAAATTCCACCTATTCTAACGTCTGGAGGGACGCCAGCAATGATATTTATCATTAACAAATATACGCAATGGTACTGTAACATAATCGAGGCAGCGAAAGCAAGACCTGCATTGCCACGAAACACTACAAATCGCCATCACATACTACCTAAAGCGCCTTCGATGTGGCCTGAATATGCAAACTTTCATAAGCATCCATGGAATGGAGTGTATCTAACACATCGCGAGCACTTCATCTGTCATTGGTTACTTACTAAAATGACAACAGGAAAAGCGAAATGCTCTATGTTGTTCGCATTACACGCTATGACTAATAAAAGCAATTCAGCAAAATATGTGCCCTGTTCACGAATATTCGCATTAGTGAGAGAACAAACTAAAACGGTTACACATACGTCAGAATCAATAGCAAAAATGTCCGAATCAATGAAAGGAAAAGGGCTGGGTGTCAAGTCATGGAACAGTGGTATGCAAGCTCCAGATTGGCACAAGGAAGCTTGTAAAAAAGGCAGAGAGAGGTGGCGCAAAGAACACCCAGAACAATTTGAAGCATCATGGAGAAAAGCTCGCGAATCGGTAGATGAAGCTGCTCGTCTTAAAGCCATATCAAAACCCGTCATCATAGACGGAATCGAGTATCCTTCTGCTAGAGAAGCATACAGACAACTAAATAACATCAAATACATCACGTTGATAAAGCGTATCGAGAGTATAAATTTCCCAAATTATAATTGGGTATCAAAGGCATAAATACAGATATAGATTTGGAGCATTCAAGAGATGTCATACACAGTAAATAGAACAGACGGAACCGTAGTAGCCACCATCAGCGATGGCACAATTGATACCGCCAGTACCAGTATTACCCTAATCGGTAAAAACTATTCAGGATTTGGTGAAGCACTGAATGAAGATTTGGTCGCATTATTGGAGAATTTCTCCAACACAACATCCCCATCAGCACCCCTAGAAGGACAAGTTTGGTGGGACAAAACAAACAATAACCTGAACGTTTATGATGGCACCCAATGGAAGAACATCAGTTCATCCACCGCAGCCGCAACAGCCCCTTCAGGGCCAATTGTAGGCGATTTGTGGTGGGATACTACCAATGCACAATTGAACGTGTTTGATGGGTCCGCATGGGTCATTATCGGACCATCGTTTACTTCCGCCGCCGGTACTTCTGGTGCAATTGTTGAGACGATCCAAGACACTGGTCTAGCTGACCACGTTGTCGTGAAAAACTATGTAGCGAACACGGTAGTGAGCATCGTCTCCAAAGATGCTACATTTACCCCTAATAGTGCGATAGCCGGATTTACAACAATCAAACCTGGACACAATATGGTAGCAGATGCTACGATATCTGGCGCTCGTTTCCACGGAGATGCAACAAATGCAGAACTATTAGGAAGCCTCGCAGCATCACAGTTCTTAAGAGCAGACCAATCGGACTCAACATCTGGCCAGCTAAGTATTCTGAATGATTCTGGTTTGATCGTCGGTGCTGACTCAGACATAACATTGGCACTAAGTGGCGCTAATGCAACACTTACAAACACCACATTAAATGGTGATTTCACCATCGTGACCACAGATAGTGGTGGCGCAGACACAATGATGTCATTCGATGCATCCACCGCAAGAATCGGTGTGAAAAACGCAGCCCCAACTGATACATTCCACATTGGTGCATCGAGCTTGGCGTCAACACTTGGTGTTCACAACACCACGCAGCACATTAAACTGCGTGGCTCATTCGCTGATCCATTGGATTACGGTATCATTGACACCGACAATACTGACCTTAGTGTCAATATCGGTTACTACGATGACTCTGTTACCACCAAAGCGTACCCTTTGCGGGTTAAGTTTGGTGCAGCAGATGATCTGGTAGTCTTAGACTCTGCGGTCCAACAAGCAATAGTTAAAGGCGGCATCGTTCCAGAAACCACCGCAACATATAGCTTGGGTACAGCCAGTTTGGTATGGAACGAAATCCGTGGTACCACATTGTTTGGTACATTGTCAACCGCAGCACAGACAAACATTACATCATTGGGTACACTGTCATCATTGACGGTATCTGGAACATCTACGCTTCAGGGCTTGACAGACATGCAAGGTTCTGTTAATCTAGGGGATGCTACTGCTGATGTTATTAGTTTTCTTGGTCAAGTAGGAACAGACATCGATCCAGATACTGATAACACATGGTCATTGGGCGCATCTGGCTTAAAATTCCTTGAAGTATGGGCAACCACATTCCAAGGGGTGGCAACATCAGCACAATACGCTGATATGGCGGAACGTTTCGCAGCAGATCACATTTATGCCCCTGGTACAATAGTTAAATTAGGTGGTGAGGAAGAAATTACGATGGTTACCGACGCAAGCGATGATGATGTATTTGGTGTTATTTCAACAAACCCAGCTTACATGATGAACTCGGCTGCAGGTAACGACGAAACACACCCATACGTAGCATTAGCAGGACGTGTTCCCGTTAATGTAATAGGTTCGATCAAAAAAGGTGATCGTCTTGTGAGTGCAGGTGAAGGTCTAGCAAAAGCTGGTGTATCTGCAGATGGTGATTTCACTCCATGGAACGTTATTGGCCGCGCATTAGAAGATAAGAACTCAATCGAAGTAGCCCCTGTTATGAGTATTGTAAGGGCTAACATCAACTAATATAAATATGCGTATATTATAAGGATTATCAATGACGTATTCGACAGGCAATACAATAACTGCAGCGGACTTAAATGGGTTCGTGACCACCGTGAACTCATACTTGGGAACAGGCACTGGAGACAAAGGATATGGGCAATCTACCGTTGCTTCGGTATCCGGAACAATTCAAGCGTCCGAAATCAACGCGATTTTGGCAGCGGTTCACAAAGCAGACAAACACCAAGGCGGATCAGCCGTTCTGCCAAATATGGACTCAGTAACCCAATCAACAGGTGATCGCGCCGACGCATTTGATGGCGTTGTTCCAGCAGCAGGAACATGGTCAATCGACGGATTAACTGCACTTAATAACCTTTCAGCCGCAGTTACATCAACAAATGCCAACTATTTGGACGTAGATGTAGCACAACAGACTACCTCCGGAACCACATTGACCGCAGATCGTGGTACATCGTGGGGTGTTGAAATTGCACAAGAACTCGATTTTACCTTTGCCGATGAAGATACTGGTAGAGCATTCTTTAATAGTGGTGGTCAAATTATTCTATTATATACCAATCCTATCGGAACTGCTCACGATAATGATTGGAATACAGTGCTATCGGCCCGTGTTGGAACAATCACATTTGGCGTAAGTTCAACTAATCGATCTGGCGATGCAGGTACCCCGTCTACCACAGTAGGTCACTCTGACCTAACGGGAACATATGCAACCATTTACACCGGCACCACCATTGGCGCATCGCCGTATACCGCAAACTCGGTTCTGGTGGAAGCTAAGTTCACAACAGTTTCCAATAACGTGGTTCGTATAAAATGTACACTTACTGATGATTACACCGGTTTTGATGATGTCGTTGCCGCTGGCGCAAATACAACATGGTCAACTCGTAAGTCATCCCTGTACACAACCACAGCCCCTACCGTATCCGAATTCGAAACATGGTCTTCTGGCGGCAGCTAATAAATAAATTGTAAAACATCGGGCACTCCTGTATAATCATTAAATATAGCAGGAGTGTAACATGAAATCCGAATCAAAAACAAAGTTTGACGCATATCGAACACGACAATTTCACATCAACCAACGTGAGTTACTACAACAACTAACAGTAGAGAAACTTGCGATTGGTAGAGACGGCGGGTTGTTCACTATCACACCGACATTGATGAACTTTGTCGATTTGGTATTACGTTCCGGCGTTAATGCATCAGTACTCACCGACAATCACAACATCCCCATTCTAGTAATGGATTTACAAGCATTCATGGATGACATGACTGATCAGTATTTTGCTGTGATGACTGACGTGTACAATAAGCATCAACATATACAACAAGACTTGGATGATGTCAAGGAGTTGGTAATAGATGACTAAAGGTGTTGTCTTCTACGCAAAGAACAACGGCTTCTTCGATTACATAGCGCAAGCCGAAGTAGCAGCATTACTGGTCAAACATTTCATGGATGTGCCGGTGGCGTTGATCTGTGATAAATCAGAAACACCCGACACTGATCGCTTCGATGAAATCATAAACATTGACTTCGACGCAGGAAACATCCGCCGATACGAAGATGGCAAACACCATGACTATTTCAACATCAATCGATTGGATGTGTTCGACATCACGCCATTCGATGAAACCCTCGTATTGGACACCGACTACCTAGTACAAAACCGTGCTCTGGATTCTATATGGGGATGCTCTGAGACTATGTTAATGAACAGCAAAGCCAGACAAGCAACGCAATGGCCAGAGGGACTGTTGAACACCGTGCTCGGAATCGGGTACCCAAACATGTATTGGTTCACCGCATGCTATTTCAAGAAGCATAATCCGTTTGTAAAAGAATTCTATGAGTTAGCAAAGGAAGTACAACAGAATTATAAATATTATGCCTCTGTATATGGCGTGGGCAGCAAGCTCGTACGGAATGATTATATCATGACCATCACTGCCCACATCATAGGCGGTGCCGCACACAACTTCATTAAACCATTGCCAGTACAACAGATCAATAGCTGGGAAGATGAGATCATAGCATTGGACTACGAGAAAATCGTATTGAACAATCCGAATGATCCTTGGCCGGTGGTACTACACGGACAGAACCTTCACTTGATACAAAAGCAACAGATCAAACAGTATCAATCGAGGTTTGAAGAGTTATATGGGTAAGCATCAGAAAGATAAATCAAGGCACCGCAGATTTAAAAATAGACCCAACCAATTAGGGTTAACTTATGAAGAGATAATTGAAAACGATAGGATGTGGGAGCAAGAGCGCAAGGAGCAAGAGCGCAAGGAGCAAATACAATGGGAAAACAACAAAAAGATAAAGCGAGACGAAAACGATACAACAAATCCTGCCAACGTAATCCGATAATGTCGGGAGATTGGATATCCACCGGCAACCCGCCCACCACCTACAAACTACATTCCACGGCTAACGGGACATACATTATCAAGGACAGCAATGGGAAAAGCAAAAAAAGATAAGGCAAGACAACGTGGGTTCTACGACGCCTACAAGAGATATTGTGATAACCCACAGGTCTGGACACGTATCAATGCACTGAAAACGGAATACGCTGGTGGGAATGCGAAGGACGCCGCATTCTTCTATGCGCCGTATGTTCCCTTACAGATGAAAATGTCACGTGGTTCTAAACAACCGCCAAACACATTCAATACTCGGTACGGAAAGGTGACGATCAATGGGGAAACATAGAATAGATAAACGTCGCCAACAAAGAAATCAAAAATGGAACATGACAGAGAAGAAGACAAGAAAGCCCGGTGGATGGAAGAAATACTTCACGAATTACACGTCGAATAAATCATACCTCAATCGCCGCCCACGGGGGTACTCGTGGGGCAACACCAGAAATCTAACAGCTTCCGTGTGGATTAACACATCAGCGACTGTTGATCGTTCGACTAAACCCAAGAAGATATCAAGATGAAACCGGGCAAATATCTAGTGATCGATAAGGACACAACCAGTACCAAAGGACTGATGTATCATTCTTTAAGGCTCACATACCGCAAGGGCAAGTCACCACTTGTCAAGATAACCAAACAAGAACCTAGATTCAGAACCAGATATGATGCACGGAAATTTATTGAGGAACAATCAACACCAGACGTAATGAGGTCCGGAAACCTAACTGATCCCCCAAGCTTCAGGATAGTGAAAGATGGGTAAGCAACTAAAAGATAACGCAAGGCAAGAACGACACATGCTGAAACGTCGTTCTGGACTTGGGCCAGTGAAATCATTCACCATATTCGGAAGAGGGAGTGGCAAAATCACCTATCACGAATCGGTGAAACATAGAGGAAAACATGTCTACTTTAAACAAACGTAAGCGCGGATACTTAACCTTCGCAATCAATAACGAGAAACAAGATTACGTGAGACTAGCATACGGTCTCGCATTAAGTCTACGGTTGTCTCAACAAGAAACTCCATACCTCAGTGTCGTGGTCACCGATCCAGATGACATGCCTGAGAAGTACAAAAAGGTATTCGATAACGTCATCCAAAACCCATGGGGTGATGATGATTGGGATCGTGAATGGAAACTCCGTAACGAATGGAAATCCATGCACCTTACACCATACGAGGAAACAATCAAGACAGAAGCAGACATGCTGTACTTCGATGAAATGGAGCCATTGATCGATCATATCGCAGACCGCCAAGACGTGGCTATCTGTGACAACGTACGAACATTCCAAGACCAAGTGGCAGACATGACATTCTATCGCAAAACATTCGTGAACAACAACTTGTATAATGCATACAGTGCGATGTCCTACTTTAAACAAGGCGATGAGTCTTGGAAGTTCTTTGAACTTATCAAAGAGATCGCAGACAATTGGTCAGAATACAGCTATGAATTCCTCCGCAAATACAGACAGCAAGAGTTCAGCACCGATGTAGCATACGGCCTAGCAGTCAGACTACTCGATAAGAAGCGTGAGTACAAGCCATGCATTGAAGGCTTCAACTTCGTTCACATGAAGATGTTAGCACAACTGATGCCAGAACCCAATACCCATTTTGATGATGATTGGGACTTATGGCTAGACAACAGAATGAATGATAACTGTGAACTGTTCGTAAACAACTATTACATCAGCCGACCATTCCATTATCATGTGAAGGATTGGTTGACAGATGAGATCATTGAGCAGTACGAGGCAAAGCTAGGGTTATGAGACCCCCGCGATATCACATAGCATTCCTAACGGTTAAAATGAAAACAGTGGACAGTGATCAGGGAACATGGACATATCCAGTCTTGCACGATTATTATGTCATATCTGGCGCAAGCTTTCGATTCAAACGAGATGCTACTCGGGCATTGAAGGATTATTCACACGCGGACACGGTATATTTTGTGGTAGATTGTAAAGGGAAGTTGGGATTATGAGAAGACCAAAGTGGTGTATAAAGTATCACAACAGTGATCCTACTAAATGGTATGTTCTTTCTGCCACGTACAGATTTAAACGTGATGCTGAAATTGATGCCAGAGAAAGACGCCAACATTGTATGATACGTAAGGGCCATCACAAGTTTTATGTGGAGAAGGTGCCTTATGCGAAAAGGTAGATACGTGATCAAATTCCGAAGAGCACCAGACCACGGAGAAGACCCATCCGAATGGGGTTACTATGGTGGCTACAAAAATGGCCCCGGCTGTTTCCGATTTCGCTTGGCTATCGATGCACGTAACCAATTGGATCACCTGTTAGCAAGCGTGGGATTTCCGGTATTTGATGGATACGAATTTTATATAGAAAAGATGCCTCATGAAAAAAGGTAAGTACATCATCAAAATCTTGAGCCATCAGATCAATCCGCATACCTTTGAGCCTGAACGTGTGTGGATATATCATGGCCACTTTAGATTCAAGAGACCAGCAGAGAATTACGCACGTAACATCAACAGAAGAAAGTCTCCCCCGCCACACAATGTCGCATACATAGAGAAGTTACCACATGCGAGAAGGTAAGTACATCATCAGATATCACGATAAGCGGCCCGCCCGGAAGCCAGCAGACCCCACGTGGGGAATAGTATCTTCGCAGAATGGCCGACCCTATACTTACAAAGTTAAGTCTTTTCGGTTCAAGCGCGAAGCACAAGACTATATACAAGAGAAATATAATATGTACACACAGGCCAATGAAATCCATTTCTATATTGTAAGGCACAAAAATGTTTGACGAAGACTACACTTTTAGGGTATACTATAACCAAGTGGGCGATATACATGCATGCTCATCTGAATCCAAACCAGATGAAAGCCTGAATGATATCCCATTTTTAGAAACAACGGAGTACGAATACAGGGACGTTATCGCAGCACAACAAAATTACGGCGTAATCTCAATCAATGATGTGCCAACACTAGTTGCGGCAACCACCGACGAATACAAAGCATTCAGAAGGAAGTTCGATAAACAAAACATAACACTGATACCTGTGATCGACAAACAACGAGAACACTACGTGGTGAAGTTCACATACATGAAGAACCGCAACAAAGTACTCGTTGAGGGCATGGACGATTTCTACAAACGTGCAGGTAATAGAGATGCAGTCGTATGGGTGTTCGTTGTCCCAAGGAACTATATCTATGAGCCACCATTACTCACATTGAAATGGATCGGCGGCGATGTAGTCATGAATAAAGAGTTATACGAGATTCCAGCAGGAGTCAATCAGGAGATCACATTGATCAGTAACATAGATAAACATCTAACGTCGTTCGAGGTAAGGAAATGAAGCAAGAGTACAATATATCGGACTTTTCTGTTGTGTACATCTCATACGATGAACCAAACTGTGAGAAACATTGGGCCGATCTCCTAGAGAAAAACCCAGCAGCTAAACGTGTCCACCATGTCAAAGGATTCGACGCAGCCCATAGAGCAGCAGGGGAAGCAGGAACAACCGACCGTATCATCACAGTAGACGCAGACAACATCATCCATCCAGAGTTCATGCTACAAAAGGTAATGATCGATGATGAACTACATCACGATTACGTGTACAGTTGGAAAGGTCTGAACATGGTCAATGGTCTATCGTATGGCAACGGTGGACTGAAACTATGGCCACGCGATGAACTCCTGAACATGGCATCACATGAACTGGCCGAAGATGGTAACGGCGTGGACTTCTGTTGGATGCCCACGTACGTACAAATGGCAAGCATATGGTCAGATGTATACGTGAATGGCTCACCCTTCCAAGCATTCCGCGCAGGGTATCGCGAAGGCGTGAAGATGAGTCTACACAATGGCGATAAGGTTGACAAGTGGAAGTTCTATGAAAAGAATGCAAGAGCGAACCTCGAACGATTAAGCATCTGGTGCTCAGTGGGACGAGATATCCTACACGGTAACTACGCTATGATTGGAGCAAGGATGGGTGCCGTGAAAGCATTCGATCCAGAGTTCGAACCATCAAGCGTAGCTGAGTTCGATTACTTCGACACAGTATGGGACCAGCATAGAGCTATCTTCAATGACCCCCACACACTCAAGAGATTCATGCTCAGACTTAATGAAGAGATCAATGATCTAATGCAGCTACGTGTCGCTGAACTCGATGAACAACAATCAGCGTGGTTCAAGTCAGTACACTTCGACAACAAGGCAAAGTACAGCATCATGGTAACAGAACAAGAAGCAGCAGGATTGGAACTCAAGAGAATGTTCGAGGACAGTACAGTAATATGACCGATGAAGAACTACTCAAGACAATACGAATGACGCACAGCAATCCTTGTGTGATGTGCAAGCATCAAGCCCCTGACGACGAACCGGGATGGAATTCCAGACCGGGTGACCGTTGCCACCTTCACTATCACCGTGACATGGCCAATTGTATAGACATAAATTACAAAGACTTTGAAATGAAAACAAATGACTGAAAAAACAAAAGTTGAATATTTTAGCGACGATTCCCTGTTCATGATAACGCACACAAAGAACGGCAAACGTCACAGTATCAAAGGCCCAGCGCAGTCCGAATGGTGGCGAACGGGGCAAATGGCAACTCGTTCATATTATGTCAATGATAGGTTACATAGGGTAGATGGCCCAGCATATATTCAGTGGCATCAAGATGGAACACTATGGCATGAAGACTATTATTTGAATGGTGAGAAACAAAATGACTGAAAAATCACAGAACCAATTGAACATCGAGAACATGCAAACACGCATGGACAAGGTAGAACAATCATCATGTACTATGTGCACGGCTAAATGGTTGCAAACTACCCTGTATCTTATGAACGGAATGAACCACTCATGTCACCATCCAGTGGCACACAAAATTCCACCAGAAGAACTCAAGGATAATCCAACCGCACTACACAACACAAAGTTCAAGAAAGAACAACGACAGCTAATGCTCGACGGTGAACGACCACCAGAATGCGAATACTGCTGGAACATCGAAGACCTAAAGGGAGACCATATCAGTGATCGTACCTATAAGTCAACCGATGAACAATGGAGCATGCCATACCTCGATAAGATCATGGAAGCTAAAGCAACAGGTAACATCAACCCAAGCTATCTTGAAGTCGCATTCGAAAACACATGTAACTTCAAATGTGCGTACTGCTCACCAGAAGTGTCATCCAAATGGATGGAAGAAATAAAACAACATGGTCCATACACAACCTCGTGGTTGACAGGGAGCCTGACTTGGTTACAAGACTCAGGAAGAATGCCACTACCAAACCGCGAAGACAACGTGTACGTGGATGCCTTTTGGGAATGGTGGCCCGACCTATACCAAGACCTGAACACATTCCGTATCACTGGTGGCGAACCACTACTAAGCAAAAACACATGGAAGGTGCTTGAGTACATAAAAGAGAACCCACGTGAAGACTTCAATCTTGCCATCAATACCAACCTTGATGTTCCCGAAGAGTTCATTAATAAACTGATCCAGTATCATAACGATATCGCACCACATATCAATAGCTTCGAAATATATACATCATGTGAAGCCAAGGGCGATGCCGCTGAGTATATCCGCTATGGTATGGACTACACTCGATTCATGAAGAACGTTCATCGGGTACTAGCGAACACCGAAGCACGTGTGAACTTCATGATAACCTTCAATGTGTTGAGCCTAGGCACCTTCCAAGACTTCTTGAAAGATATCTGGAACCTTAGATCATACTACAACGAATCAGACGCAATGAACCGTATCCCAATGATGATCTCATATCTGCGCTGGCCACCGTTCCTGAACGCACAACTAGCAACAGATTACATAAAAGATATCTTCATACACCACATCAATGAATTCATTGATGCTCATATGCGTGACACAAGCCCAACTGATAAAGCCAGATTCTATCTGGAAGAAAAAGATCAGATCGATAGGCTATGTGAATACCTCAGAGATCGTCCAGAGACAAATGCACGAGATCAAACCGATCTAGTCACATTCGTGAAAGAATACGACAAACGTAGAGGAACTGATTTCGCAACAACGTTTCCCGAACACGATAAACTAATACAGTGGTCATACCCACAACAAGGATACCACGATAATGATTGGGATCAGGGAGATGGAGATATAGCACATGTCACACCAATTTAGACTACAAGAAAACGGAGACCCCTTTCACGAGGAAGATAACGTTCTTACCATGAAAGACTTCCTGAATGATACAGGTTGTGGGATGTGTCTTGCCAAATGGACACAGGTAACCATGCATCTAGGTACGGGACACACTCATTCATGCCATCACCCCGCAGCACATAAAATACCACTGGAAGAAATTCAAGCAAACCCTGCAGCATTACATAACACAGAGTTCAAGAAAGAACAACGTAAATTAATGCTGAACGATAAGAAGCCAGACGAGTGTGACTATTGCTGGCGCATCGAAGACGCCAATGAACTCAGTGATCGATACCATAAATCATTGGACTCATTCAGCTTCAACAATCGCAATGAGATCATTAAACTGGATGGCGATGAAGACGTGTACCCATCATATGTAGAGGTAAGCTTCTCTAACGTATGTAACTTCAAGTGCGGGTACTGTAGCCCTCAATATAGCTCAACATGGACCGAAGAGATCAATCAACATGGTCCGTATAAACTATCATCAGATGGCTTCGAATTCAATGGCCTTGATCCAGATAAAACAAACATCCCAAACAATCAAGAGAACCCATACAAAGACGCTTGGTGGGAATGGTTCCCCGAAGCATACAAGCACATGAAGGTACTTCGCATCACTGGCGGCGAACCACTACTCAGCAAAGATACAATGAGAACCATTGACTTCCTCCTAGAGAACCCCAATCCCGAACTGGACTTCGCGATCAACACAAACTTGTGTCCACCGCCCGAGCTATGGGAAGAGTTCAAGCTCAAGATATTCAGACTTACTGAACGTGGATGTGTGAAGAAGTTCACATTGTTCACAAGTATAGAGAATTGGGGAGCACGAGCCGAGTACAACAGATTTGGTATGGACTTCAACCAATTCCGTTCGAACTTCCATGAGTTCCTTGATGAAGTTCCACGTGCCAGAATAACCATCATGGCAGCGTTCAACATCATGAGCATCACATCATTCAAACGATTGCTGATGTGGGTGCTGGAACTGAAGAAGAAGTACAATCATAGCGCATACATGGAAGGTGTGTATGATCGCACCGGCATCAAATATACAGATAACTCCGAAACCCTGAACATCCGTCGAGAAGTCAACGGGTCCGGATACGACAGAGTGGGTATCGATATCCCATATGTTAGAGCACCACACTTCCTTGACGCTCATATCGCCACACCCGAACTTCTGGAAGAATACCTGTTGCCAGCCGTGGAATTCATGTACCAGAACCTCGGACACTCAGGATGGTCAGACAACCTTGGCTTCAATGTGCACGAAGCAGATAAACTAAAAAGAATCTTCACTGATCTATCCAACAAGATCACATACCATGGCAACTACCCCAAGGCGCAGGGCGTTGGCCAAGACCTCAATCGAGCACGGTTCTACAAATTTGTCGAAGAACACGATGCCCGTAGAGGTACAAACTTCTTAGAAGCGTTCCCCGAGATGGAAGACTTTTATAATATATGCAAAACAGAAAGCGATAACTATTAACATGTTCACAGAAAATGATATCAATTGGATTTACGAATACCATACTCCAGGTGGAGCATGGCCAAACGCTCAAGGATTCCCGAACTACGGGGATAACCATTGGCTAGCACCACACTCCGGAATTACATACGTTCCAACACCACAAGATAGCGTGTTCATGCCACAACAGAATTTCGGACAATACCGAGATAGCTTGTTCGAGTGTACGGAAAAAGGGGCAAACCCGAACACTAACCCGTTCAGCTTCATATATTATAAGCCGGGCAACACAAACAGTATGTCATGGCTGTACTCACAATGGGAACGTGGAGAACATCCACAATGGATATACCCCATTGATACGCTACATACTGACTTCTTCAAAATTGGTACCGACTACTTCGATACCATGAAGCTAATCAACCCAAACATCATGCGATATATTCGTAGAACAGATGTGCCTAAATGCTACCTGATGTTCATGGTGGCGCTAGAAGGCGATGCCAGTGCTAATTACAATCACTGCCTGAACCGAATGGAAACATGGGCAAAACACAACAACATCCCTGCCGAGAAAATATTACTAGGAGATGGCAACGCTCGATTCAATGAATCAATGGAAGAACCATCAACTGTTCGACATTTCTTTTATCATGGCACACAAACACAATCAATGTATTTCGCAGATGAATTGTCCAAACACTTGAATTTGGGATTGAACATCAGAGATATCAATCTCACAGACGAACAACGACACGTGCTTACCGAATATCGACGCAAACAACGACCAACGCACAAGTATATCACACTGAATAGAGCACCGAGAAGTCATAGATATGTATTAGTGTTCACCCTGATGGAACAACAAATGCAGGACGATGGGCTTATCAGCCTCGGATCAGATGTAGCAACCAACTTCGCAGGGCAACGATGTGATTGGTTCGATGATGACACCGCAGCCCGATATGAACAATGGTATAATACCACACATAAAGAGGGTCTGGAACTTGATTGTGACCTCAGTATCAATCGTGCCGCCGACTTCAACTTCGATCTATATAATCAAGCATACTATCAATTAGTTAGCGAAACATATTTCGAGGACGCAAACTATGAAAATGCTAACAGCTTCATTTCAGAGAAAACATACAAACCTATCGCCAATCTTCAACCATTCGTGCTGTACAGCCCAGCCAAAACGTTGGCCGTTCTACACAAGCTCGGATATAAAACGTTTGACAAATGGTGGGACGAGAGCTATAATGATATCGAGGATGATCAAGAACGCCATTTAGCTATCATTGAACTGACCAAAACACTGAACGCAATACCACTCGAAGAATGGCAACTGATGATCATGGATATGCTGCCAACATTGTTGCATAACTACGAACTGTTGTTGAATATTTTCGAATGGGAAAACACAGTGCTGTATAAACAAATGAAATCTCTACTACGAACCGGAAACATCATAGACTATCAACCATGAAAAACCTGTACCTAGTACAAATGAGCCTAAGTCTACCCGGCTCCAAGTTCAGACACATCCCATACAGTGTGGGATTGTTGTGGTCGTATGCCTCGCAGTTCACCCGCATCACCGATAACTACGACCTGAAAGGCATACTGTTCAATAAAGAACCAATCCTGTCAGCCGTAAAAAAGATTGAAGACCCCGATGTTATTGGGGTCAGTATATACACATGGAACTACAATTACAGCATCAAATTGATCGAGGAAGTGAAACGACAGTACCCCGATTGTACTGTCATCGTTGGTGGTCCGGGTATACCAAATGATCCAGACAAAGCGAAGGTATTCATGCGCACCAATCCCGAAGTGGACTTCATGGTACACCACGAAGGCGAAGTCGTGTTCACTGATCTCCTTGACAGTCTTCTTGATCCCCTTGGCCTTGACCACAAGGATATCCCAAGCATCGTGTACCGTGATGATCACCAGATCAAACAAAACACTGGCTCTGGTCGCATCGATGATCTCGGTACTATCCCATCACCATACCTGACCGGCGTCTTCGATGACCTGATCAATGAATACAAAAACAACACCGATATCGTACTGAATGGTGTGATGGAAACCAATAGAGGTTGCCCATTCCAATGTACCTTCTGTGATTGGGGTGGCCTAACCTTCCAGAAACTCAAGAAATTCGACATCGATAGAGTGAAGAAAGAGATCGCATGGTTCGGTGTGCATGAAGTCGAAATGATCGTGAACGCCGATGCGAACTTCGGTATCTTCAAAGATCGTGACCTACGTATCGCTGAACATATCGTCAGTACCAATAAACAATTCGGATATCCTAAGATGTTCGATACAAACTACAACAAGAACAACAGCGAACTTGTGCTACAGATAGCCAACACCCTATCAACAATCAATAGACGCTTCACAGTGGCCCTACAGAGCACACATGAGCCAACACTGAACGCAATCAAGCGCGGTAACCTAGAGACCAGCGATCTCGATAAAATACTGGAGATCGCTAAACGAAATAACGTCGTCGTCAGTACCGAACTGATCACCGGACTACCATTGGAAACACTCGATAGCTGGAAGCAAGGCATCGCAACTATGATCGAAAAAGGTATCATGGTAGAAGCATTGCCACTGAGTCTATTAGAGAACTCTGAAATGAATGACCCAGCGTACCGAGCCAAGTACGGGATGATAACACATAACTCAGAGCTTCCATTCGGTTCATACGTGCCTGAATATCAAGACGTGATCACGTCCACCAGTACAATATCCCATGAAGAAATGGCCGAACTATGGATGTTCAATTGGATAACCAATAGTATGCATTCACTCGGCTTCACTCACCTGATCTCACGATATATGCATGATCATCACGGTATATCATATATCGATTTCTATGACCAATTGTTGACAGACTTCCGGAACGACAGCGTGTTGTCAGCCATTACCGCTGAATTCGAAGTCTATGCGATGAATCATAATTACGTGAACTTCTATATCACATCAAGACCAGAATGGCTAACATATATTAACAACCATCGTCGGGATTTAATGGATGTCCTCGTGGCTATGTGTCACAGTATGATCAGACCAATAGACCCACGCATTATGATCAGACCAATAGACCCACGCATTCATGATCTATTGATATATCAATTCATGAAACAGGCAACTAATAAAAAACCTGTAGCAGAAGCCATTGAGTTCAAATACAATTGGGATCATTGGGAACGTACAGGTGAACTCGAACACAAACAAACCAACATACTGTTCGAACATCCCGGCATGGGCAACTTCTACGACTTTGAAAACTTCATCGCCTACACCCGTAGAAACTCAGGATGGATGGTCAAAACATCAGAGGTATTAATATGATTGATCCAAAAGCATTACGGGCCGCAATGCTAAAATATCGTGAGCATTGGGACGATTTCGATGAAAAACACATGATTAAAGTTCTCGAAGCCTACGAGGCCGAAAAGCCTAGCAAGTGGCAACCGATTGAGACTGCAAAAAAGGACGGCGCTATTGTTCAGTTGCGCGTGATGTTCAACGAGCCGCTGAATACTGCTGGATCGTGGGAACATACATGTTGGAGGTATTACGGCGATGACGGTTGTGACGATAACCAGCCAACGCACTGGCGACCGCTGGAAGCCTTGTCCGTATTACTATGCTCAAAAAATGGAGATTATTGAACATGACCGCACTTCAGATAATTGCCGGATTTTCGATAATTCTTCTGGTCGGCGCTGGTGTTAATTCAACGTTCATCCAGAAGCTCGCCTACGCATGTGCAGTTATTTTTGTGGTCGCAGCTTTGGTTGCTGAACACTTCCAATAATCCGGTTGAAAGAAATATAGATGGCAAACGTACCTGAGACACAAACCAGATTGGCACAGCTTGAGCGAAAGGTTGAGCTTATGGAAGAACGCTTGAAGATGCTTGAGCCGGATAAAAAGCCACAGTTAGACAAAGAGGCGCTGGAGATTGTACTGGATGCTCTTGAACCGGCCCATCAATACTCTACAAAACTCAGAGAAGCTATCATAAAATTGAGAGGTGAATAATGGCAAAGTATAAAAAGATCAACCTGACCAAAGAAGAGAAGGTAGAGATCGCACAACGCATAACATCACGCAAAGGTTTACGTGAATTCATTGGACGAAGAGTGCAAGCCCTATGGGTAGCACCATCAAGCAAATCAGTGTATTCACCCCTGCCACTACTAGAAGAACAACTGAAATTGATGCACAATGATACCTTTTGGGGTACCGATCCTGTCCTAGAAGATAAATCAATAGCCGAACTACAAGCAAGGCTCGACGGAAACTATCGCATCGAACGTGTAGAGAGCAAGAACTAATGACATTCAATATTATCGGCGGCAACGGACCAAACTTCATCCGAACTGTCCTCGTAACAGGATCAGCAGGATTCATAGGCACATACGTATGCCAACTCCTATTGGACAGAGGCTTCAAAGTCCGTGGCATCGATAACTACAGCAAATATGGTTACATCAAACGATCACACGATGACCACCCACACTACGAATTCATCGAAGGCGACTGTAAAGATGTCGATCTAATGCGAGAAGTCATGGCTGGTGTCGATCATGTCATACATCTCGCAGCACTAATCGGGGGCCTACGCTTCTTCAATGATCATGCATACGATATGATGGCAGAGAACGAACGCATTTGCGCAAGCTTATTCGACGCAGCCATCAATGCCCACCTGACCGATAACCTCAAAAAGGTCACATTGATAACAAGTTCTCAAGTGTACGAAATGACAGAAGAATTCCCAACACCAGAAGACTCAACCCTAATGGACCCACCACCACGATCAATGTATGGCTTCCAAAAACTCGCAGCAGAGTATTTCGCCGAAGGTGCGCGACTACAACACGGACTACCATACACCATCCTTAGACCATTCAATGCTATCGGTACAGGAGAAGAACCCGGCACGTATGTCGATAAAGCTGGACAAGAAGTAGCAATGAACCATGTCGTACCAGAATTCATCATGAAATGTCTCAAATCAGGCGGAACTGAACCCATCGAAATGCATGGATCAGGTAAACAAGTACGTGACTTCACACATGGTGTGGACTTCGCGACAGCAGTGGCAGAAACCCTCGACATCAATGCTTGCAAAAACCAAATATACAACGTGTGTGGTGGTATGCGATTATCAATGGAAGACCTATTACGAGCAATTCATTCACTAGTATATCCTGATCTCGATCCTAACTCACTACGTATTAGATACGTCAAATCATTCGATAACGATGTAATATATCGATATGGGGATAGCTCAAAATTGTACCGAACCACGGGATGGAAACCAACCAAAGACCTATACGGCAGTCTACAAGAAATAATCGATTATGTTAAAACTACCGTCGATAAGGATTAAAATCAAACGGGAAATTGCGATTTAGGCTAACCAATGGCCCAAGACCCTTGAACTGATCGTGATACCACTTATCATACGTCTCCGAACTGAACTCAGGGTCATAGATAAGTGGTTCCCATTGATCCAATATATCCTGATTGTAAACATCATTGATCTCAACATCAAGACTGGTACTCATTCTCTCTGCAAACTCTCGCGCAGCCACAGGACTCGGATGACCATCTTCTTGCCGTGCCCCATCGTAATTCACGTACGTTACCCTCTTATCAGGATGTAATTTATTCATGGAATATATGCTAGGTAACTCTTTGTCAATCGCATTTATAACACACTCCAAATAAGGATCATCTAAACTCTTCCGGATCACCTTGTCTGACCAAACTTGTGGACTAATCCCCATTTCGTCATACATCGTGATAATCCTGTATCTACACGGTAAACGGTCGAGAAGCATTTTCATGCCAAGAATCAATTGAGACTCATATCGTGTACAATGAATAGGGTTCAAGAAACCGTTGTCAAAAAATGATTGCATCTTGTCTTGAACATTATGCTTGTAGTTGTAGTGATTTACCATACTTCCACAGCCAGGACCCCAACCATATTCCATATCACCGGAATTCTCATGGGTGAAGTCTTTAATCTGATCACCACCAATCCAACCAGTGTAGGGCATAATAGTATCAATTCGCCCGAACTCTGTCAACTGTAGAACAACAACGTCTTCTGAGGTTAAATCAAAATCCATGATGATCTCCATCAACCTACTGTACATCGTTTGATGGCCCTGTCCGCGTAATGCACCATTCCATACCTTGTAATCTCCCGACATGAAATCGACCCAACATGGCCATACCCAATTACTGAAACTACAACCTAACACAAACATACGATCCATAAAATAATCCTTTACTATTAAACGTATTTAATATATAATACAACATGTTTGATATTATATTCATAAGTTACCAAGAATCTAACGCTGAAGAACATTGGGAAAAGCTGAATAAAAGATTCCCATTTAATACTATCAGGGTTAAAGATGTGCAAGGTATTCCACAGGCACACTATGAAGCAGCCAAACGATCCAGAACCAAATGGTTCTATGTGGTCGATGGCGATACCGTCGTAAATGATGACTTCATGTTTGATATCGATCCCAATATCGAGTCAGATTATAGCCTGAATGCCGACGAATGGGTGTTCGTAATGAGAGCATACAACCCCGTAACCGAATTAACATATGGATACAGTGGTATTAAACTATTCAATAAAAAACATGTGTTAACCTTTGATCCAGATGTTATCGTAGACTTCACAACAACCGTCGCAGGAATATTTAAAGCTATGCCCATAATAGCAAGCACAACAGTATACGACACATCACCATTCGAAACATGGAAATCAGCATTCAGAGAGTGTACCAAACTCTCAGCAAATGTCATCAAAGGGAATAAACCAGACGAAACACGAGAAAGATTGAACCAGTGGATGAACACCGGCAATGGAGAATACGGGCTGTTCAGTAAACAAGGAGCCGTGTATGGACACCAATACGGATCAGCGAACGCTAATAATCCAGAAGAACTTGCTCGAATAAATAATTTCGAATGGTTAAAGGAGCAATTCAATGGTAACACATAAAGAAAAAAGACGACAAGAACAACAACTAAGAGATCGTAAACGACTCAGAAGAGACAAAATCGTCATGATAGGAATCATGATATTCGCAGTAGCAACACTCATTTGGAACCACCTTAGATGACATCTGAACGTAAAAAACAAAAAGAACTCGATGATCTGAAATTCAAACGTCAAATGAAACGATTGGATATTATCACAGTATGTGGACTGCTAGCCCTGATCGCAGTGATAACATCAATGGTGATGATATGAAAGTACTAGACCTAGATTGGGTGTTCTTGAGCTACGATGAACCAGCAGCCGATCATAACTACAACCAATTACTCGAAACAATCCCTCATGCTAAACGATTACATGGAGTGAAAGGATTCGACGCAGCGCATAAATGTGCCGCAGACCTAGCCGAAACTGAACGATTTATCCTAGTCGATGGTGATCATGTCATCACACCAGATTTCCATGAAACCGAATTCGAACCAGCAATAGACCCAAATGTCGTCCACTCGTGGGCCGCAAAGAATAACGTGAATAACCTAATATATGGAACCGGTGGCGCTAAATGCTGGAATAAACATACATTAATGAATATCAACACGCATGAAGCTGCAACACATGAAAACTACTCAATAGACTTCTGCTACGGGGGTCTCGAATACCAACCAATGGGAAATATGTACTCCGGATTAACTTGGATCAGTGGAACACCATATCAAGCATACAGATCAGGGTTCAGAGATGTTATCAAAATGTGTGTCAAAAATGGCGAACCCGTAAAGGATATCCTTACAGCATCAGGGGGGAACCTCGCACGATTGTTGATATGGTGCACAATAGGAAGAGATCAAAAATGGGGCGATTTCGCTATGTTAGGCGCAAGACAAGGCGTATATAACCTGTTCTTGAACCCGAAATTCGATTACCACAATATCATAGACTATGATTGGTTCGATGATCATTGGGAAAAGGTATCAACACGATTTAGTATCAATCCAATGAATGATTTCAATTATAATAAACCTAATATGGAAACAGAATTGAATGCACTCAGACACGAACTCAAAACTATCGGACTACCAGTCGTAGAACTGTACGATGATGAATGCGAATGGTATCGAATGGCAGACATTAACCCAACTAGAATCCCTCCATTCCTGTATTAATATGACAGACCTATCAATCATCCTGAATGGACTTCAACGCATTTATCCGGATAAACTCCTGATGAACAATATAACACATATCCTACATCAATCAAATCCACCTAATATCGAATTGGCATTCAGTGCAGCACAAATCGAAAGTAAACAATGGCTGATACAAGAACTAATAAATCATATCGAACCAAATAAAACTATCTTTATCCTCGGTGGATGGTATGGACTACTGCCAGCTATGATGTACGAACTGCCAGAATTCAATACAGCAAAAATTAGATCATTCGATATCGAACCAACATGCGCACCAATCGCGGAACTAATGAATAGACAACGTGTGAAAGCAAATTGGCAATTTAAAGCATCAACAGCAGATATATACGACCTCGACTACAATAAAACTACGTACACTACAACAAGACGTGACCAAACAATCGCCGATATGCAGGACGAACCCGATATCATCGTGAATACAATATGTGAACACCTACTGAACTTCAATGAATGGTTCGATAAACTACCCAAAAACAAACTAATCGTACTACAATCTAATGACTACTTCGAATACACACAAGAACATGTGAACTGTGTCAATACACTACAAGAGTTTAAACAACAAGCACCAATGAATATACTATTCGAAGGACAAAACAAATTCGAGATGTATACAAGATTCATGCTGATAGGAACAAAAATATGAACAAAATAACAAAATACATCATTAAACTATGGGATGATCCAACCATCACTCGGTGCAGGTATGATGAAATACATTAAGGAAGAATAAACAGAATGACCGTAACAAAAGTACTGATAATGCTAGCAGCACTGGTCGTGACCATGATAGGTTTCGTGATGGTTATCGGGATGCCTAAGTCTATAGAGAGATTCGAAGCATACAACAAAAAATGCACCGAACGAAACATGACTATGATCGTACCTTCAAGACTACCTCTAGGATTCTGTGTAGACCAAGAAGGAAAAGTCTGGTACTTCAAATGATGAACTATCATTACAACAAAGCTGTTCAAAAACTGTTCTACATGCGAGACCAGTACTTCAGAGGAACAGGAGCCTTCCATCTACTGGCGTCTCCCGAATACTTCCGGCAACAACAGTACCTCAGATATCGTCAACGTGAATACAATAAACACAGAGCATACATCCGAGCACGGTACAACAAACGGGTACTACCACCGTTGTGACACTAAAAAACTATCATACAAAGAACGAAAACGGTTCGATCAAGACTTCGAAAAACTCATGAAATGGACTAAAAGACACAACCAAGCACTCTTTAACAGCACAGTAAACGATACCAACACAAAATTTTTACAGTACTGTACCAGAAAACGATGGTACATGCTAAGAAGATACAACGTAGGACCACCATTTATATGACACGCAAACAACTATCATACAGGGAAACAAAACGATTTCAACAAGATCAGGATAAACTTGACTATTGGATAGAACAATACGACCATTGCATGTTCTCTACATCATGGCAACCTAATTCACCAGATACCAAATTCTTGGACTATTGTGTGAAAAAACGTACTAGACAGAGAGAACTAATGAGACGGAGATATCTTAAAGAATGACAATATCATACAGCGAACATAATAAAATTGAGGGGGCCAAAAAACTATCATTCAGGGAGTATAAACGATTCCTAAAAGATCAGGCGAGGCTTAATCATTACGATAAATCAGGCTTCTTCAGCATCAAGGAAAAAGCTGGAATGAACGCAAAATACATGACGTACATGAATCGTGAACTACTTAAACATACACAGTACATGGCTAGAAGATACTTGAAATGAAACTCAAATACAGAGAACATCTAAGATTCGAAGCCGATAGACTTAAACTAAATAAATGGACAGAACGATTTAATACAGCCGTGAAACAATTTGTACCAAAGAGAGATCAACAATGACTAAATACGGAATATGGCATCATGGAGATTTCAAACGTGATGTGCGCGTAGGGCCCGGTTGGCTACAGGATAATGGTACCACGTTTTTAAGAAACTCACGGGAAGAGACTCATGAGAAGTTAGTGTGGTACCAGCGGACGTTTCCGGATGTAAAATATCACACCAAACAATATGTCCCAAAGAAAGATCAACAATGAGTACATTAGAATCAGTCCATAAACATCCATTCTTTAGACAACCATCTAGA